AAGATCATTACCCACATGGAGGATGACTTGTCCGCAGACAAACTAAAGTCAGCCAGCCAAGCAAAAAAACTAGCCATACTTGATGCGTTCGAGATTCTTAAACGCATTGAAGATGAGCAGAATATACTTGATGGTGTGGTAGAAGAAAAGAGTACGATAAACAAAGGCTTTGCTGAGAAATTTGCAAGTAAGAAGAAATGAGTTTATACACGATAGTTGAAAACATTGTACCTGAAAAGATTCTTAATAAGCGTAACACTAAGAAGGATTGGGTGTATGGTTATGACCAAGAATACGATATTGTTATTGTATCCAAGGATGGAACTATTGGCGATATTTACGACATACAGAATCTTAGAGTAGCACTTCCTGCTACGCCTGACAAGGTTAACTATAAGCACAACAAGTGGCAAGTAGAGGAGTATCCTCGTGAGCTATCTCGTATCAAGACTCAGTTTGACTGGGCTCGTCGGGACACGGCGTTTAAGTCTCAGTGGGTGGATTACATAGAAGAACAATTTAATCGTCGTGAGCAAGGGTATTGGTTCATTAATAATAGTGTACCAACCTATATCACAGGTAGTCATTACATGTATCTTCAGTTCACAAAGACTGACGTTGGTAAACCAGACTTCCGTGAATCAAACCGAATATTCTTCTTGTTTTGGGAAGCGTGTAAGGCTGACAACAGGTGCTTTGGTTTATGCTACTTAAAGAACCGTCGTTCGGGATTCTCTTTTATGGCCTCATCTGAGGTGATTAACATTGCTACATCTACAAGAGATTCTACGGTAGGTATCATGTCAAAGACAGGTACCGATGCTAAGATGATGTTTACAGGAAAGGTGGTGCCTATCATTAACAACTATCCATTCTTCTTCATGCCTACTCGTGATGGTAACTCATCGCCGGTTACAGAGCTTGCCTTCCGTGTACCTTCATCGAAGATCACTCGCAAGAACATGGACAAGGAGGAGGAAGAGGAGATTGATGGATTAGATACGACAATCACTTGGAAGAACACGGCCGACAACTCCTTCGATGGCCAGAAGTTGAAGCTACTCATTGAGGATGAGGCGGCTAAGTTAGAAAAGCCACTAAGCATACTTAACGGTTGGCGAGTTAGAAAGACTTGTCTTCGTTTGGGTTCAAGGATTATTGGTAAGTGTATGATGGGTTCAACATCGAACGCATTAGATAAAGGTGGAGAAAACTATAAAAAACTATATTATGACTCAGATGTTCGAAAAAGAAACGCGAATGGTCAGACTAAGTCGGGTTTATACTCATTATTTATTGAAATGGGTCAAAACTTTGAGGGATATATTGACGAGTTTGGTCACGCAGTATTAGAAGACCCAATCGAGCCTGTTGCTTCAGCACAGGAAGGCGAGTTGATTACGAATGGCGTTATCACCAACTGGCAGAATGAGGTGGACTCATTGAAGTCCGACCCTGATGCACTTAACGAATTCTATCGTCAGTTCCCTAGAACAGAGTCTCACGCCTTTCGTGATGAGACCAAGTCCTCTCTATTCAACCTGACTAAAATTTATCAGCAGATAGACTACAACGACGGCATGATTCAGGACCATGTGCTGACTCGTGGGTATTTCCACTGGGCAAATGGAGAGAAGGATACGCACGTTGTGTGGACACCTGACAGAAATGGTCGATTCCTTGTGTCGTGGCTACCGGGTCCGGGAGTTAGAAACAATTTTATTACCAAGAACGGTAACCGCTATCCAGGTAATGAGCACATTGGTGCATTCGGTTGTGACCCATACGATATCTCAGGTGCTACTTTTGGTGGCTCGAACGGATCATTGCACGGACTGACTAAGTTCAATATGACGGGTGCTCCATCGAATGCGTTTTTCTTGGAGTACATTGCTCGTCCACAGACAGCTGAGATATTCTTTGAAGAGGTGCTGATGGCTTGTGTGTTCTACGGAATGCCACTGCTTTGCGAGAATAACAAAGCACGTTTGCTCTATCACTTCAAGAACAGAGGCTACAGAGGCTTCTCAATGAATCGTCCTGATAAGCACGCAAGTAAGTTATCATTCACAGAAAGAGAGATTGGAGGAATTCCATCATCAAGTGAAGATATTAAGCAGGCACACGCCACAGCAATTGAGACATACATCGAGCGTTATGTAGGTTACGACCTAGAAGGAAGTTACCGTCAGCCTGATGAGATAGGCGATATGCCGTTTAACAAGACGCTTCAAGACTGGGCTAAATTCGATGTAAACGACAGAACAAAGTTTGACGCATCAATTAGTTCAGGATATGCTATTATGGCAAATCAAAAGCACGTATATTTGCCTGAGAAAAAAGAGTCAAAAATAAGCATTAAATTTGCAACTTACGATAACACTGGTTCCTTCAGTAGAATTAACAAGATATGAACAAACCTCTTGGAATATTAATGCCAGATACCCAATTCCCTTCGCAGTTAGCGACTGATCAGGAAAAGGCATCATGGGAATATGGCTTAAGAATTGGGCAAAGCATTTCATACGAATGGTTTGCAAAGACAGGCAACAGTTGCCGATACTATTCACAATGGATTGACTTTCACCGTATTAGATTATACGCTAGAGGCGAGCAACCAATTGCTAAATACAAAAGCCAATTAGAAGTAGATGGCGATATGTCGCACATCAACCTTGATTGGACTCCTGTTCCTATCATCCCTAAGTTTGTTGACATCGTTGTTAATGGTATGCATGACCGCTTATTTGAGGTTAAAGCATATTCACAAGATGCAATGTCAACTGACAAGCGTTCTAAGTTTCAACAAATGGTTGAGGCAGATATGGTTGCAAAGGATTTCTTATCTAAAGCTAAACAAGAGACAGGAATAGACGCCTTCAATGTCCCAGAGGAAGATTTGCCATCAAATGATCAAGAATTAAATTTATATATGCAGCTTAATTATAAGCCTGCAATTGAGATTGCTGAAGAGGAAGCAATCAATACTATTTTAGATTTAAACCATTATCAAGACGTTCGTAAAAGGGTCGACTACGATATCACAACAATTGGCATAGGAGTAGTAAAGCACTCATTTGTCCCAGGAACTGGTGTTCGTGTTGAGTATGTTGACCCCGCTAACATTGTATATAGTTACACTGAATCCCCAACATTTGACGATTGTTTCTATTGGGGTGAAGTAAAGCAAGTACCAATCACGGAACTAATTAAGATTAAGCCAGACATTACAAAAGAGGAGTTGGCAGAGATTCAGCAATTAGGAACTGCGTGGTACAATTATTATGGAATTATGCGTCCTTACCGTAGCGATATCTTTAATAGAGACGTAGTTACGTTATTATATTTTAATTATAAAACAGATAAGACTTTTGTTTACAAGAAGAAATATCTTGATAACAATGGTGTTCGTGTAATCCAAAAAGATGAAAGTTTCAACCCTCCTGAAGGAACTGAAGAAAGATTCGAAAGAATTGAGAAGAGAATTGATGTATGGTACGAAGGTATTATGGTACCTGGATCTCCTTATTTACTTAAGTGGGAGCTTGCTCGCAATATGGTTCGCCCTAAGTCTGCTTCTCAGTATGCCTTACCGAACTACATAGCTGTAGCACCAAGAATGTACAAAGGAATCGTTGAGTCATTGACTCGTCGTATGATTCCTTTTGCTGACTTAATTCAAATGACTCACCTTAAATTACAACAAGTTTTACAACGTGTTGTGCCGGATGGTGTGTTCATCGATGCTGATGGTATCAATGAGGTTGACTTGGGTACAGGTGGCTCTTACAATCCAGAGGACGCTTTACGTTTGTATTTCCAAACGGGTAGTGTTATTGGACGTAGTATGACAACCGATGGTGACATGAACCACGGTCGTATCCCAATACAAGAACTTAATACTAATAGTGGTCAAGGTAAGATTACTGCATTAATCAATGCATATAATCAATACCTAACTATGATCCGTGATGTAACAGGATTAAATGAAGCTCGTGATGGATCTACGCCTCATCCTGATGCGTTGGTTGGTGTACAGAAACTTGCAGCACTTAACTCAAATACTGCAACTCGTCACATCTTAGAAGGAAGTTTATTTATTACTCGTAGATTATCTGAAGCATTATCACTTCGTGTTGCGGATATATTAGAATACTCTGACTTCAAAGAAGAGTTTACAATGCAAATTGGTAAGTATGCCGTTGGTATGCTAGAAGAAATTAAAGACTTGTACTTGCACGACTTTGGTATCTTTATTGAAGTTGCTCCAGACGAAGAGGAAAAGGCTCAGTTAGAGGCTAACATTCAAACTGCATTACAGCGTGACCAAATTGGACTAGAGGATGCTATTGATATACGTCAAATGAAGAACCTTAAGTTAGCTAATGAGTTACTTAAGATGAAGCGTAAGGATAAGCAGAAGAAGGATATGGAGAATGAGCAAGCTAAGATCCAGATGCAAACTCAAGGTAACATCCAGTCATCTCAAGCTGCTGCTCAATCAGCATTACAAAAAGTTCAAGCAGAGGCTCAAGCTAAAGCACAACTTGCCCAGGCACAAATGAACTTTGATATTCAAAAGATGAAAGCAGAGGCTGCCATTAAGCAACAGCTAATGGAGGTTGAGTTTAATTACAATATGCAATTAAAGGGGGTTGAGGTTAATCAACTCAAACAATTAGATATGGATAAAGAGAAAGCTAAGGATGATCGCACAAAAATCCAGGCTACTCAACAATCTAAGTTGATTGAACAGCGTCAGAAAGACTTACCTGCAATGAACTTTGAGTCTGAAGAAGACTCGTTAGATGGATTCGACTTGGAGCAATTTAACCCAAGATAAATTTTATTATTACTTTTGTGCAACTAAATTAAATTAAATGGATAATATTCAAGTAAAACTTGTAGACTTTGAAGAAAAGTCTGTGCAAGAAATCGAGCAAAAGTTGCTTGAGGAGCACGAACAAAAGATGGCTGAGGTTGTGGAACCTGTTGTAGAAACACCTGCATCTGAGCCAGTTATTGAGTCACCGCAATTTGGTGACAACGACGTTCTTTCATATTTAAAAACAAAGTTCAATAAGGAGGTTAACTCTTTGGATGAATTATTTGTAGAGAAACCACAACAACAGGAATTACTTCCTGAAGATGTAAATGCTTTCTTAAAATTCAAGAAAGAGACAGGGCGTGGTTTAGAAGACTTCTATCGTGTTAACCAGGATTTTTCTAAGGTTAACCCAGAAAGACTTCTTGCTGACTACATGCGTGAGATTAATCCTGATTTTGATGATGAGGATATCGCATTCGAATATGAATCAAAATTCGGATATGATGAAGACATCGATGAAGAGAAAGATATTAAGCGTAAAAAGTTAGCATTAAAAAAAGAACTTGGCAAGGCGTCTAAGTACTTTGAGGAACAAAAGGAAAAATACAAAGCTCCCCTTGAGTCGAGGATGGAGACTTCAATTCCCGAGGAATACAAAGTGGCTTACGATACCTACAAGCAATATGTGGACCAAACTGCTACTTTTCAGCAAGAGGCTTCCAAAAAATCGGAATATTTTGTTAATAAAACAAACGAATTATTCTCTGATGATTTCAAAGGTTTTGATTTCAAAGTTGGAGATAAAGAAGTTTCTTATAAGCCAAATACTCCAGAGCAGCTGAAAGCTCAACAAACAGACATTTCCAAATTCTTCAATAATTTTGTTGATGAAAATGGATTTATTAAGGATGCTAAACAGTATCACAAAACAGTTGCTGCGGCAATGAACCCCGATGCAATGGCCAAATTCTTTTATGATATGGGCAAAGCAGATGCAATTGATGACTCAGTTCGTCAAAGCAAGAACATCGATATGAGCGTTAGAAATGCTCCACAAAATATCGATAAAGGAGGGTTTAAAGTAACAGCATTGGATGGTGACCATGGTAACAGACTTAAGATTAAATCTTTAAAAAACTAAAACCAAAAAACAAAAACAATGGCTGGATCAGTTCAAGCTACCCCGGGCTTTCAATTAGAGCCCTCAGCGGTAAAGGCAACATTGCCTACAAACTACATTACTAACTTCGATTTCTTAAACCAGTATCTTCCAGATACATACGAGGCAGAATTCGAGCGTTATGGTAATCGTTCTATTGCATCTTTCTTACGTATGGTAGGTGCAGAATTACCTTCTAACTCTGACTTAATTAAGTGGGCAGAGCAAGGTCGTTTACACACTAAGTATGTAAACTGTACTTCAGCTGCTGCTGCAGGACAAGATACAGCTGTGTGGACTGTTGAAGATGCAGATGTTACTGTTAACTTCCGTGTTAACCAAACTGTATTCTTATCTGCAAACGCTGGTTCAGCTTCTGACAAAGCGGTTATCACTGCAGTAGATACAACTGCTAACACTTTCACAGTAGCTTACTATGCTGCTTCAGGACAATCAATCGCTGTAGATACTGCTTCTACTGCATTCGTTTACGGTTCTGAATTCACTAAGGGTTCATTAGGAATGGACGGTTCTTTAGAGTCTCAAGATATCTTCTTCGAAAACAAACCAATCATCATCAAAGACAAGTACACTGTTTCTGGTTCTGATATGGCTCAAATCGGATGGGTTGAAGTGACTTCTGAGAATGGTGCTACTGGTTACTTATGGTACATCAAATCTGAGCACGAGACTCGTTTACGTTTCGAAGATTACTTAGAAATGTCAATGGTTGAAGGTGTTCCTGCAGAAGCTGGTTCAGCTGCTGCAACTTACTTAACTGTTGCTTCTTCTCAAGTACAACCTGGTGCTGCTGGTACTCAAGGTTTATTCAATGCAGTTGCTGAGCGTGGAAACGTTTGGGCAGGTGGTAACCCAACTACTTTGTCTGACTTCGATTCTATCATCCAACGTCTTGATAAGCAAGGAGCAATCCAAGAGAACGTTATCTTCTTAAACCGTAAATTTGGTTTTGATATCGACGATATGTTGGCATCACAAAACTCTTATGGTTCAGGTGGTACTTCTTACGGTTTGTTCGACAACAGCGAGCAAATGGCGTTAAACTTAGGTTTCACAGGCTTTAAGCGTGGATACGATTTCTACAAGACTGACTGGAAATACCTAAACGATGCAACTACTCGTGGTGGAATCGTAGGTGGAGCCATCAATGGTATCTTGGTACCTGCAGGTTCTACTAACGTATACGATCAAATCTTAGGAAAGAATGCAAAGCGTCCGTTCTTACACGTACGTTACCGTGCTTCTGAAACTGAAGATCGTCGTTACAAAACTTGGATCACTGGTTCTGCTGGTGGTGCTCAAACAAGTTCATTAGATGCAATGGAAGTTAACTTCTTATCTGAGCGTGCTTTATGTACTCTTGGTGCGAACAACTTCTTCTTGTTCGAGAACTAGTAAACTTAGGGGGAGGCTTCGGTCTCCCCTTATTTAATTTTGTTTAAATTTTAAAATCAAATATAATGTCAACTCAGAAAGAATTAAAGGACAAGGTCTATGTCCTTAAAAGAAAATCATTCCCTATCAGCTTTATGCTTGCTAGTAGAAATACTAGAAATAAATCATTACTTTATTTTGATAGTTCAAAAGGTCTTAATAGAGCTTTACGCTATGCAGTTAACCAAAAGTCTCCATTTGAAGATGAGCAAGATGGTAACTTCATTTTAGAACCAATCATTTTTGAAGATGGTTTATTAGCAGTTAATAAATACAACCAAGTATTACAACAATTCTTAGAATTCCACCCAGATAATGGCGTGTTGTTCGAAGAGGTTGATACTCAGAGAGATGCAAATACTCAAATTGAGGTTATGTACTCTCAATTAGACGCACAACTTGCTGCACGTGATTTAGATATTAATACAGCTGATGCATTAGGACGTGTATTATTAGGTGCACGTGTTGATCGTTTAACTACAGAGGAATTGAGACGTGATTTAATTTTATATGCACGCAATCATCCTTACGACTTTATGAACATGTTAAATGATCCTGAGCTTAAGTTGAATGATATTGCAGCTAAAGCATTGCAAGATGGAACGTTTGTATTGAAGAATAAGAAACGTGACATCTTCTTTAACCTGCCTGACAATAAGAATAAGTTAATGGGAGTTCCATTTGGAGAAGACCCAGCAAAACTACTCGTGTCATGGCTCCAAAGCAATGATGGTTTAGATATCTACGAGTTACTATCTAAAAAATATCGCTAAATTAAGGGGGCACATCTAGTGCCCTTTTTTTATTATCTTTGTCATTATGATAAATTCCGTACGAAATACTGTCCTAAATATTATCAACAAGGATAATAATGGGTTTATTACACCAGAAGAATTCAACAGCTTTGCAAAACAGGCTCAGTTAGAATTATTCCAACAATACTTCTATGACTTTCAGCAGTCTAAAATAAAAGACATGAAGGGTATGGAGACTAGTGGATATTCGGATATTACTAAACAACTAGACCAAACAATTGATTTCTTCTCGAAGAATACAGACTTGGTTTATAACGGGGTAGATTTTAAATTTGATTTACCCGAAAACTTTTTCTTATTAAATGTATTATACTACAATGGTAAAGAAGTTACTCACGTGGACCAAGGTAAATTATATTATTTGCTTAATTCCAATTTAACAGCACCTACAGAAACTTACCCTACATATGTAATGCAAGGTAGTCAAGTGGCTGTATATCCTACTACCATTACAGATAATATTAATATTTATTATGTTCGGTATCCAGCGGATCCTAAATGGACATATACAGTAGTAAACGGAAGCCCTTTGTTTAATCAATCAGCAAATGACTATCAAGATTTCGAGTTGGCTATATCTGATTTCCCTAAATTAGTAATTAAGATTTGTGAATACGCAGGTGTTAATATTAGAGAGATGGATGTAGTTCAAGCGGCAAGAACAGAAGAAGCGTACACTGATCAAAAACAACAATAATGAATCAGGAGAAATATTACACCAATGATGGGGTCACCCCTACCGATGCCAATTGGGGCACGTATCAGAATGTAACATTGGGAGATGTTGTCAACAACTTCATCTTAATGTATACAGATGACGGTGACTTGTTGAATAATGTCAACAGATATAAAGTCTTGTTCCATGCAAAAAGAGCGGTACAAGAATTAAACTATGATGGTAATCGCCAAACAAATGCGTTGCAATTAGAAGTTGGACACGACTTAAAATTTGTATTGCCTCCCGATTACGTAAACTACGTTCGTGTTTCTTTATTCTGGGGAGGTAACTTATACCCAATGTCTGAGAACCCTCAGGCTAATAGTTCTATTGAGTTCTTACAAGATGACCAATATCAAATCTTATTTGATGACCAAGGCAATGCGTTGCAAGGGACATCTAAATTAGACAGGTCTCGTATTGATGGTGAGAACTATATGCTTTGCCCATTCAATAATCAATGGGGATGGTATGTAGATGGCTTATGGTATTTCACTTGGGGATTTGGTGCTGCTTACGGTTTAAATACCGAGGTAGCTAACGTTAACCCAACATTTAGAGTAGATAAGGCAGCTGGCGTTATTAACTTCAGCTCAGGCGTATTCAATCAATCTGTGGTATTAGAATATATCTCAGACGGATTGTATCCAGGTGACGACAATCAAATCGTTATCAACAAACTAGCAGAAGAATATATTTATTCATATATCAAGTGGGCTATTTTAAATACAAAGGCTAATCAGCCTGAGTATGTTATCTCACGAGCTCGCAAAGAAAAAGTTTCCAACTGGAGAAACGCAAAGATTAGATTAAGTAATTTACACCCAGGTCGCTTGTTAATGAACATGAGAGGCCAATCTAAGTGGATTAAGTAAATGATAGAACTTCAAAGAAATTTCCTTTCGGGGGTTATGAACAAAGATCTTGACCCTCACTTTTTACCTGATGGTACTTACCGTGAGGCATATAATATTATTGTGGGCGACTCTGATGGTGCTTTTGTCGAAGAAGACGGTTCACGTAATGGAGTGGCTCAGAACTACTTAGGTAATATCTTAAAGGGAACCGACTATGAGTTAACTAATGCAACATGTATTGGGTCGTTAGCTTATGAGACAAATAATAGTATTTATTGGTTGGTAGCATCTGATACATTGGATGCCATCTATGAATACAATGAAACTACAGACACTACAACTCCGGTACTTCAGGCAACTAAAGCAACACCCACTACGCCTTCATTGCTTGGCTTTGACAAGGCGTTCTTTGTCACAGGCATAAACTATATCAATGGGCTTCTTTTTTGGACTGACAACTTAAATCCTCCACGTAGGATTAATATTGATCGTGCAAAGAATTATGCGGTAAATGGATTTACAGCTGCTGACATTAATGTTATTTTAGCTCCACCATTATCTGCTCCTACAATATCATCTTTGTATAATGTAGGTGAATCCAATAATTTGGAGAATAGTTTTTTATATTTTTCTTATAGGTATAAATATTTAGATAATGAATATAGTGCCTTATCTCCATTTTCTCCTGTTGCCTTTTTCCCTAAGCAATATGCTTATGATTACGGTGTATCAGAGAATATATCAATGGTTAATAATTTCAATACAGCAAATATTGTTTTTAATTCTGGAGATAAAAATGTAAAAGAAATTCAATTAGTATATAGGGATTCGGCTAGTTTAAATACATATATAATTGATAACCTGATAAAACTTGCAAATAATTATGGCAATAATCAGGAATATACTTATGTCTTTAGTAAAAATAAAGTATACTCAATATTACCTCAAGATCAAGTAACTAGACTTTTTGATAACGTTCCTATTAGAGCTAAGTCTCAAGAGTTAATTGGGAGTAGATTAGTATATGGTAATTACACGCAATTTTTTAATTTATTAAATTGTGACTACGAACCAATAAACCCATCATTTACTCTTGATATAACTACTCAGGATATTGTAGACAATAATCCTAAGCCTACATTTAAAAGTAATAGGGATTACGAAATAGGTATTGTTTATTTAGATAGTTATGGCAGAACATCTACTGTAATTACACCTACAGAAAACACAAATACAATATTTATACCGCCAGCTAATGCTACTAAAGCTAATAATATAAAGGTAACAATAAGTGGAGATTACGAACCACCTTGTTTTGCTACGCATTATAGATTTATGCTTAAGCAGAATAGGCAAGAATATTATAACGTATTCCCTTTGACTTATTTTTCTGATGGTCAGTTCAAATGGTTTTTAATAAGCCAGCCAGATGTTAATAAAATATCTGTTGGGTCATATTTATATTTAAAGCTTTCCTCAACAAATACCAATACTCAATACAAGGTACTTGCAATAGAAAGTCAGCCTCAGGATTTTTTAAATAATACGAATCAAGGGCAGCCGGCTGGCGTTTATTTTAAAATAAAAATAGACGAGGCTGTTTTACCAAACGTATATTCTTATAATAGAAATGCTTTTGGATCTGCAGCTGTTTCATATCAACCTGTTAGTAATAAGTTTAATGTAGCAGAAGATGCTATATTTTATGGGTCTGGTCTAGATGACATGGTTGTTTCCGACAGCAATGCATATAGCGGAGATAATGATGCTAGATTTTATATACAAGTTCAATCAACTGGATTAGTTGACAAGTACAAGGTGTATGTCATTGAAAATGGTAGACCAAAGACGGAAATATTAACAGACCAAGATATGGTATCAGGAGTTGATACAACCATATCATATTTAGCTCCAAATCAAACAAATCCATATGTATTTAAAATAACATTTGCGACAACAACAGGTCATTCTGTTGATGATTATTGGGTTGTGAATTGTCGCAATGGTGTTATTGTAGCTGGATCAAGTCATAATATATTTGGAGGCTTTAATTATTCTATATCAAATACCATTCCTGCATCTTTAGTGATGAATACAGATTGGAATATAGATGATTTATATGTATCAGATAGAAAAATAAAACCTGGTGCCGTACTTACATTTAAAATAAGGGAGCCTGAAAACGGAAATATTCAAACAACACAAACATTCGTTTCAACAAAAGAGTATGTTAATATTGAAGAATGGTTTGTTGAGGATGGTGTATATCAGAAATGGGTACAGCAATATAATGGAATAGAAGTAAATGCAGCTCCGGTTACATTTAGAAGAGGATATGATTTACAAGTAGTTTCGGGTACATCAGGATTAACTTCTATATATACGGTTTCTCAAGGAGGATCAATTAGTCCTGATTCCTTAAAATACCCTATTTGGATGTATATTAATGGATATAGAAATAGTGGTACGTCAACAATTTATATAACATTTGACTTACAACAACAAGATAATCCTTCCGTATTTGAAACAGTCCCAGTGGACAGCAACCTAGATGTATATTATGAATTATCTAAAACATATCCTATTATCAATGGTAATCACATTGGAAATGTTCAAAATCAAAATATTGCATCTAATTTACCGGCAATAGTAAGTTTAAATACATTTAATCTTAATTCTGATTTTAATGCATTTGCTTTTGGTAATGGAGTAGAAAGTTATAGAATAAGAGATGACTTCAATTCTTCAGCAATGCAATTTAGCCCACGTGCTAATTCAACTATTGAGGGATATGAAGAACAAACACTTGTTCAAGCTTTATCTTATAGCGGAGTTTATACTCAAACATCAGCTATTAATAGATTGAATGAGTTTAATTTATCTTTAGCAAACTTTAAATATCTTGATAGATTCTTTGGATCCATTCAAAAACTTTTTTCTCGTGATACCGATTTAGTGGTATTTCAAGAAAATAAAGTATCTAAAGTTTTGTATGGCAAAAATTTATTAAGTGATTCTACTGGTGGTGGAGCTATCGCTTCAGTTCCAGAAGTATTAGGAACTCAAATTTCTTATGAAGGCGAGTACGGTATTAGTTTAAATCCAGAAAGTTTTGCTAAGTGGGGAGATAATTTGTATTTTGCCGACGCTAGACGTGGTGCTGTAATGGCATTGCAATCAAATGGATTGTTTGAGATTTCTTCTCAAGGAATGAAGAACTGGTTTAAAGCAAACCTTGATACTAATGTTGTGAAACTTGGTATGATGGATCCGTATTTTGAACATTATACATTATGTATAGATAATGATCGTCCGGTTGAAACATGCTCAATATCAGTAACTCCAACCACATTGTTATTTGATGGTACAGTACAAAAGAAATCATTTTATATTCAATCTAATACAGATTGGGTAGTTTCTGTTCCAACAAACAGCTGGTTAACTGTTAGTGATTATTATGGGTCAAATAATGGGCTTATTTATGTAAATGTAATTGAAAATTTAGGGGCTCCTAGAAATCTAAACATTACAATTTCTGGATGTGCTGAAGATATAATTATATCTGTAACACAAGCAACTAAGCCTCCTGTTTACGATTGGTATGAATTATTAGAATGTGACACTCTTGAAACAAGTTATTCTCAGCAATATGCAGAAAATACATTTAGTTTAGATGATAGAGTTACATATGGAGATGCTACATTTACAATTGCAGATATATTACATACTGCACCATCTGGAACATTAATTCCAATTACAGATACCGGATTGACCGGATGTCCTGGAGTCACATTTGATTGGTATACATTATATAGATGTTCTGATGGAGAAGTGTTTAATTCTCAATCTTATGCAGAAGGAACATTTAGCCTTTCTGATAGAGTTACATCTAGCGGAGTTATTTATGTGATAGACGGAATTATTAATTATAATCCAGGTGGAACTTTACTTCCTATAACTACTACAGGTTTAACAGGATGTCCTACGTATACTACATATTATGAGTTATCAGAATGTGCTCCAGGTGTTGGTTATGCATATACCGCAATAGCTCCTGGTGGAGTTGGTCAAAGATATGTATTACCATATCCAACTGCAACATTCTATACCTATACCGGGGCCACTGTATTTGATACAGTACCTCCTTCTGGATATAACGCATCGATTCAAATTACAGTACTTTATGGTTGTCCATAATAATTAAATAAGTAAATTTGCATACATATGGATCCTTTTTATACAATTACATATTCTCCTAAACTAAGTGGATGGACATCCTACCACGACTACCGTCCTGAATGGATGGTGTCTATGAATAACTATATGTATTCATTTAGTAATGGTAATCTGTATAAACATAATTCAAACCCTATTAGAAATAGTTATTATGGGGAATTATGGCCATCTAAAATAACAACCATATTTAATAACGACCCATCTCAAACTAAATCATTTAAAACCATAGCTACAAACTCTACTACAGCTTGGGATACTAATATTGTATCAGATCAAGGAGAAGGGTTCATCGATGCAAACTGGTATGCTTTAAAAGAGGGGACGTGGTATGGCTATATCAGAAGAAACGAGATTACTCATAGTGAAACATCTATGACATCTGTTCAAGGTATAGGAAATGTAACTACTTACGCAACAGGTGTACTTACGTTTGCATTTAATATTGGAGATATAATTAGCACAGGTGATGTTTTATATTGGGTAAACGCTGGAACTTTAACTTTGATTGGAACAATTACGGCACATACTGCGAATACAGTAACCGTGAGTGTGACAGGAACTGCACCAACAAATGGCAGCTTTATACTTTACGAGAAGAGTCCAATAGCTGAATCAACACCAACAAGAGGCACCTATTTAAGTGTAGAGTTTATAAATGGCGATACAGATTACACAGAAATGTTTATAGTAACATCAGATGTATTTAAATCCTACCCATAATTTAATTATATTTGTAGATGGATTTCTCCGTTAGGTTATTAAATGAAAATGATTACGATGACATATTAACTAAATGGTGGGGTGATTGGGGTGGAGTTGTTCCTTCGAGGGACGCATTACCCAATAACGGTACCGGAGGTTTTATGATATCAAAAGGTGATGTTGATATTTGTGCAGGATATGCATATTTTACTAATTCATCTATAGCATTTTGTGAATTTATTGTATCTAATATTAATTATAGGGAGAAAGATAGAAACAAAGCAATTGAGTTTTTAATTGAGACCACGTGTTTAGCGTGCAAAGAAGCTGGATATAGATTTATGTGGGCTTCAGTTCAAAATAAGAACTTAGTAAATAAGTATAAAAATGCAGGGTATAAGGAAACTGAAAAAAACTGCATAGAACTAGTAAAACATTTATAAAATGGGATTAGGAACAGCAGCAAATGTAGCAGCAACGGGAGCACAAGTAGCTATGGGTCCAGTAGGTTGGGCATCATTAGCTATAAATACAGGTCTTTCCGCATATCAAATGATACAAGGAGCTGCAAACAAAGCAGAAGCAAATGCTAAAACAGCTACAGCGGTAAACAATCTACTTAATACAAAAGCGGAAGATAAGTTTGCTGCTTTAACTGTACCTATGAAAGGGTTCGAATTAGCACAACAAAACCAACAAGCTAGAGAAGCTGGATTAGTAAGAGCGGCCCAAGAGTCTGGACCTGCAGGGGTTATTGGAGCTGTTCCTGGTATATTAGCAGGTGGTCAGCAAGCAGATTATGCACTAGCTGCACAAGTTGAGCAAGCTCAAAGCCAATTACAAATGCAAAAAGCTGCTAATCAACAAGACATTGAGAATGCAAAAGTAAATACAGAAAGAAATCTTCGATTAAGCGAAATACAAGGAGGTCAAAGAATGGCATCTGAAGCTGGAGCTGAAGAAAGACAAGGTATGGCAGGTATTGCTGGAGCTGTTTCTAATGCAGCATACTTAAATGCTTATATGAATAAAGATAGAGTTGGTTTAGATACTACAACAACTACGCCACCTCAGGTACCAGCTGCAAATCTTGGTGTTCCTTCTGAAACTCCTCCTGGAATTACAGGTTCATACATGACTCAACAAGGGGCTACACCAATTGGAGCAGTAATTAATACAGCACCTAATTGGCGGAACAATTACAATAATATGACCCCTACTGTCCAAACGCCTCCAGGAATGTATAATGGAATATATTAGACAGGTGATCCTTTTTATGATATGTACATGAATAACATGTTAAAAAACAAATAATTAGATGGCAGAATTAGCGGGATATATTGGGCAACAGCAGCCACCTACCGACTTTAATAAGATAAGCACCGATCTTACTGATCGATTAATTGCTTTAGACGAAAAACGTAGAGCCGAGCAAGAAAAAATTGACGACTTTACTGCGGAAGCTTATTCTAAAGTAGGAGATGTAGAGGCAACTACTAGTCAGAGTTACAATCAATTTATGTTTAATACAATTGATAAGGGACGTAGTAGTATCAATATGTGGAATGACCAATTGAAAAAGGGACTAATGACTAGAGCTCAATACAAAAAGCTTTTGTTGACCCTTAATAATGATATGGGAGTTCTTAATAAGGTTGGTAAAACTTATAGTGCTAGTGCATCTGAGTTATCTAAAAAAATGCTTGCTGGCGAAGTTTCAAAAGGAGGTATATTTAAAATTAAGAAGTTTAATTCAAGTGCTGATTTAACAAATCAAGAAACATTTATTTCTCCTACAGGAGGGTCAATGTTTATTGGTAAAACTGACCCAAATACAGGAGAGATTAAAGACAAAACAACACTAGCTGCTGTAACATCTTTTGCTGATGCATCAAGATTAGCTGACCCTACTGTTGACTTATCTAAACATGCTAAAGGACTGGGGGATATTTTAAAGGGAGTAGGTATATACCAAGAACTACCTGGAACGAATGGGGTTTATGGTGTTGTAGAATCTGCTAAAAACGCTGCTAATTATGAGCAAATAATTGCATCTCAAGTTAGTTCTGTGTTATCAAGCCCAGAAGCTTATGTAGCTGTATTAGGTGATTATGGCGGGTATGATATGTATCAATCTGAGGAGGAAAAAGATGCATTAATAAAAGCTGGAAATAAAAAATTGATAAAGTATAATTATGCAGAAGGTCAATGGAAACCGGAGATAGATAAAACCTTGCAAGAGGAAGCTGAAAAAATTGTTAAGCAAAACTTTGAGGCGTCATTAGGTACTAAAATTACTAATGTTAAAACACCTCCACCTCCAGACAAGCCAACTAGCGAAGACAGAGACTTTGTTGAATCGTTGGGATTATCTATGGATTCTTGGAGAGACATAAAAAATCCTACATCTGCAAATTTAACAGATGCTACAAGCAATGTTCTTACACAAGCTTTAGGTAATGCTGGATTCCCTAATGTAAAAATTAAAAAATACGTAAATCCAAATGGAGTAATTGGTGTTAATATATATAGAGAAGGCGAAGACACTCCTGCCTTTACTATAAAAAAGAAAAGCGACTTACACAAACTTCTTTTACTTAGAACAGGTAATGCTGCTTCTGGTGAATTAAATTACAGAAGAGCTGTACGTTTGATGAAAGAAGAGGGCAAATATGTGCCATATAGTGCTATGCTGAAGAAGTACAAAGAATCAGGAGCAAGTAATATGTCAGCCAATGATTACAAAAAGCAATTAGAAGACGCAGGTTATTTCATCGACGAAGACCAATAATAAAGCAAAATGGATCAAGAACAATATGATTTCCCATCTCCTTCAGCTATCGCATCGAAGAAGGGTACAGGTACTACTAGTAAAGGCAGTCAAGCGACTACTAAAACAAAAAAAACAAGTTCAGGGTCATATGATTTCCCGTCTCCGTCAGAGTTTTCTGTAGCTCCTTCAGCACCTGTTGCTGAAAAAAAAAAGACTTTGGAGTTACCTTCAAGACCAGCTCAGGAACCTACTTCTTTGGTTACAAAGAAAGAGGTAACACCTACGCCTTTGGCTTCTTCTACACAAGAACAACCAATTGAGACACCACTAGTAGGCACTGAAGGTGAATTATTAAGAGCTCCTAGTAAGGCTTACTTCGAAGGATATCCAGAGAAAAAAGCTACAGTAAAAGAATTACTTAAGGCACCAGCTCCTGTTGCGGCACCTAAGTTTACAGGTGGCGTTCAAAGCACAGGCGGTGAATTATTGCGTGCTCCTGGTAAAAAAGTAATACCTGCTGAGACAGAAGTAGTTACTACATACAAAAAAGTAGCCATCCCTAAAAAATTATCGGCTCTAAATCCTAAGCAAAAAATTGACAAGGATACAATGTTAGATGCTATTGCACTACACGAATCTGGATCAAAGCCGGGAGAGAACCGTGTAGGTATGCGTACTAAGATGAAAGGTAAGGCTGGTCGTGCTAGTGCTTCTGGTACATTCCAATTTGTTACAGGAACTCTTAAAGGTATTTATAATCAAACAGAAGAATACCAAAAAGAATACGGCACATTTGACAACTTTAAAAAGAATTTTGATAAAGACCCTAACCTAGAAAGAGATGTGGCTAGTCGCCACTATGATCAATTCGAGGGATTAGGAATCCATGCACCTGGTGCGTGGTATGCTCCTGCATTAGCTGAACAAGCCGCAAGAGGTAATAAGTCTGCTTTAAGACAAGTTCCTGGTCGTGAGTATGGAAATAAGCAAAGTTATGGTACATACCTTAAGAGTATCATGGGTATCTACAATAAGTTGATTGGCAATAAAGCTGTAGAAGAAGGTCCTCAGAAATACAAGACAGTTGAGGTTAAGAAAGAAGTTGTTACGCAACCAGAAGTTACATTGCCATCTAACGAGCAATATGATATAACTAACCCAGCATTTTACAAGGCAAAAGAAGATGTTAACTTCTTGTCAAAAGACGTACTTCAGAAGTCTAAAAAGATTGCTGCTGACATTAAATCTTTTGAACAACAAAGAGTTGCTTTCGAAAAAAATGCAGCAAACTTTGAGGCGTTAGCAAAAGCTAATCCAGCTGACCCGATGTTGCCAGCAATGCAGAAGAATCTATTACAGACTCAAGAGCAATTAAAAGCACAAGAAGTTTCTTTACGCAAGAATGCCGAGGCTGTCGATGTTGATCAATTCCAATTACGTAAAAAAGCTTTAGAGAATTACAAAGCAAAAGCAGAGCAAGGTAACTGGGGTGGATGGTTATGGAACAAAGCTATCAGTGGTATTGAGGCAATGTCTGGTGGTTTAGATGACCAACTTGGTTTATGGAAGACTTTAGGTGCTCAGACATTAGATTTGTTTGGTATTAAAACTGATGAGTTAGAAAAGAAACCATGGTTATTAGCTGCTGGCGGTGATATGTACCGCAGACAAGCAACTAAGGAAATGCAAGCTAGACACATCGGTGCATTAGAAGGACTAAAAGATAAGTCAACTACAGAAGAGTATGCCACTGAGATGGAGAAGAGTGGTATTATTCCAGCTGCTATTGGTAGTCTTGCTTATAGTGCTCCTGCAATGTTAGGAGGTTTGCCGTTAATGACTATTCAAAGTATTGGTGCTACTCGTAAAGAGATGGATACCAATAAAGATATGCCATACATGACAGAATCTGAGAAAGATTTTGTTGCTGTACCCATTGCAATAGCTACGGGTTGGTTGGAAGATACTGGATTACAAGCTGTTTTAAAAGGAGGCAAAGGTCCAATTGTAAAATTACTTGGCAAGGTAATCCAAAAGTTACCTGAGAATGCTACTCTTAATACTATTAAAAAATTCTTTATTGAAGCTGCTGAGAAAGCTGCTGCAACAGGAATAGCTAAAGGAGTTAAGAAGGTTGCTGATACTAAGATTGGTAAGATTACAACTAGAGTAGCTGGTGGTGCACTTGGCGAAGCTGAGACAGAAGCAGAACAAGGTATTGCTGAAAAAGAATGGAAGAGATTCTCTAATAAATTAATGGGTATGGAGGCATTTAAGGTAGCCTCTATCGAATCAAAAGAGTATTGGGATCAAGTTGCACAGGACGCAAAAGTTGGGGCCGTAGGAGCCTTAATTCTAGGTGGTCCAATGGTTGGTATCAAAACTGTATTTGAAGGCAAGTCAGTGACTGATGACGACTATGTCGCAATGAGTTCATTGATTAATGATCCAGAGTATATTAAGTTACAAAGAGCAAACATTGCGTTAAACTTAGCTTCCGGTAAGATAACTAAAGATCAAGCAGATGTTGAGATTAAAGCTTTAGATAAAGCCAAGAGTATCATGGCTCAAATACCAACAGACATTCCTGTTGCTAGTCAACGCAAAGCTTTTGAGTTGCTTACAGCAAACAATAAGATTCAAGCAGAGATGGATGAAATGTCCAAATCTATTGTAGGGAAGGACCCGAATCTAGTTACAGCCGTTACAAAACAAATCGGCGAGAAACAGGCTTTAATAGATAAAAACAACCAAGAACTATCTAAACTACCACAAAATGCCGTTCAAGAGCAAACAACAAGTGAAGTACCTGTACAGCCAACATCCGGAGGTCGCATCCAAATGGCGGAAGGAGAATCCCAAACAGAATCTCAAGTCCCTACCCAAGAAGGTCAAGGGCAAGAAATAGAATTATTAAATACAGCTGATTTAAGAAGACCTAATGGTTCTATTGGAACCCAAGGTTTTACCGAAGAAAACCTATTTGATTTAATTAATTTCATTGCACAAGAGCAAGGAATTGTTCTACCTGATTACGATAGTAATGCAGGGACAAGTAAGCTTAAGCAGCTTATTGACTTCTTAAAATCTAATGAAGATGCCAAAAATAAAGTATTTGATTATGTAAAACGTGATCCAGTTAAAGCACAATTATTACCAGACGGATCTTATCAGATTCAAGATGGAAATCATAGAGCAAATCTTTTAAATTTAATTGGTGTTGAGCAGATACCAATTGAGTCAAAAAAGGCAACAACTCAAGAGACACAAGCACCTACTCAAGAAACAAAAACCGAAGAGGCAAAGCCTACTGAAGAGGCTCCTAAAAAAGAAGAAGACGATTCTGATTTAACAGCTTTAACTAAAGCTGTACTTGAAGGTCAGCGTCTTACTCCTACTAACCAACGCTTAAAAGATTTACTCGCTAAGTGGCGTGACAGCGATAAAGAATTGACAGCACAGGATATCATAGGTATTATTCCTATGCCTGAAGGTAGAGCTACTCGAATTGCTAATTCACTTAGTGATAGACTTAACAAGGCTGAGAAGAAAAAGAAAGCTGCGGAAGAAAAAGCAAAACAAGAGAAGAAAGTAATGCTTGCTCCTTCTATCTTAAGCTCAATGGTTAAAGCATTGAAAGAAGGAATGACTACTGACTTAATTGCTGAAGAGGGGATGAAAGCCCTTAAGCGATTGAAGAAGTATAAAACAATGAGCGAGCAAGAACGCCAAGCTATTACTGATGAAATCAGAAAGAAGGCTGGTATGCAAAGACCTCAAGCTCCTAGCGTAGAGCAGGTGTTAGGTATTGAATCTACTGAGGAATTGGTAAAGGAGATGGAGGTTTTGAATGAGAAGCTTCAAGCCAGAGAAGAGTCATCTCAAACTGGTGCTGCTAGTGCAAAAGAAGCTATTGACTCAATGATCGATGCTGTTAAAAAGTTAGGTGCTAGAGGTATATTGACTGCTGGTCAAACAAACTCTCTATTGAGTGGATTACAGCAGGATATGACTAATCCGATTACTAGAGCTAGATTCTTTGACAAAGCTGAGAAGATAATTAATAACGCAATATATGC